CAAGGTCTCGGTAGACCCCAGCCGCATGATCGCCTGCTTGGAAATCTGCGTCCGTGTGGATATCGTGTTGGGAGCCATGGAATCGGCGATGGATTCGATTTCGCGTTGCAAGGAGGGACGCACTGCCAGAGCTTCCATTTCTTTCATCGCGGCCTCGGCTTGACCGGCTAATCCCATGGCCATCGCGAGTTTGTAAGCCATGCGAACGACGACCATTTCTTTGAAGATGGCGGGGTAAGTTGTATCTGTCGCGGGCGAGGCGATGTAATCAATGGCGACAGGCGAGATGAGGTTGGTGTGAATAAACCCACCCACGACCTCCCATGTTCCAAAGTTCTCGGCGGAATCGATGCCGTTGATTCGCATGATTTTCAGCGATCCAGCAGGAATCGGATATCGGAAATCGTAGCCGGTCACTGGGTTGACGGCATCCTTGACGACTCCCCCGGATTGATGCCGCGCAAACCGCCAATCGAATTCCGAAAGGATTTCCAAGATCGTGGGTTGGTAAAACTTGGCGGCAAACACAAACGGTTGGCCTTGATTCTTGTAGGTCTCGGCATTGCCAACCCGAAGGATCGCTTGGCGAATGAGTTCCGAGGCGGTGGCGGTGAGAGTGCCAGTAAAATTGGCAACCGTCTCGATGGACTCCAGCAAGGCCGGTTTCGCCATGAGGAATTGGAGTTCTTGGAAGAGTGATTCGTATTTCATTTGGATTCAATGATGCCGCACAATTTGAGTGCGAGGGTTGTGGTGAGGAGTTGCACAAAGATCGGGGGATACTTTGCGACATCCGTGATTTTGGTAGTGATGTCCATGATGATGGGGGTCGGTAAGTCGGTGTGGACATGGCCACCGATCACCTCCCATTTGCCGCTATTCTCGCTATCGTCGAGGTTGTTGATTCGCAGAATTTGCCCGGTGCCTGTGGGGATCGCGTAGCGGTAGGCATAGCCCGAGGCCGGGTTGGCGGCATCCTTCGCCACGGAGACTTGCGAGCGGGCAAACGACCACTCGAAATCGGCGAGGAGTTCGTCGCGGGTTTGCTCGTAGAGAGATTGGGCGATGACCATCGGCTCGCCGTAGGGCTTGAAGGCTTCCAATGGACCGACTCGGAGGATCGCTTGGCGGCAAATCTCGGAAACGGTATTAGCCGCCGAGGTGGTGGTCTTCGGGGCTTGCGTGTTGATGAGAAGAACGCGAAGTCCGGGCTTCTGCATGGTCGCGCCAAAGATTTCCGCCATCTGGCCGAACAGGTCTTTCGAGCCGGTCAGCGGCATGGCGAGGAGTCCGGCCAATTTGATTGTCAGTAGCTCGACAAACAACGCCGGGAATTTCGTCGAGTCTGTTACGGACGCGATGTAATCGAGCGCGACCGGGGAAGAGAGATTGGTGTGGATTCTTTCGGCGATGATTTCCCACACGCCGAAGTTCTCGTTGGAATCGACATTCCCAAAACGAAGCGCCCGCAAGAAATCGGTTGGGAGCGTGTATTGCAGGGAGTAGCCGGAAATCGGGGCTGTGCCGCTGGTGAGGTTCACTTGCTTGCGGCAGAATTGCCAATCGAACTCGGCTTGGAGTTCCTCGACCGTCTGCGTGTAGAACAGAGAGCAATACTGCGCCTGCGCGGTCGCGTCCGTGAGTGCGGTGATGCGGGAATCACCGAGGCGAGCGAGAGCGAGGTTGCAGATTTGGATGTCTGTCATTGAGGCGCGGTCAGATCACAGATTGAAAAAGTGGGCGGCAGACATTTCCCGGTCTGCCAGCGGGTTTTGGTTAGGCTTCGTCGCAGGCAATCTCGACGACCTTCTTCTCTTCCATACGGATAGCCCCGAGGCTGGCCACCGAGCGGATTTGGAGCGAGTGCGAGAGGTCCGTGCGGACATCCATGTAGGTTTTCAGTCCACGCTCCGCGAGAACGATGCCACTCTTCACATAGGCGAAGCAGGAGCGAACCGTTGAGGCGAGGCCAAGGAGTTGGGTGCGGCGGAATTTGAAACCCATGAAGGTGTTCACATTTCCGTCCACCAAGGCGCGAACCGTGTTGTAGTCGGCGCTGGTCACTTCAGTCGTGCGGAGCAAGTCTTGAAGTTGGCGAGCCGAAACCACAATGATGCGCTCCTCTTCTTCGTCCACTTCAGCGGCGTCGAGAATGAACTTGGCGCGGCGGAGCTTGGCGATGGTGAGGCCGGAATTTACAGCGGTTCCGCTTTCCACCATGTTGACAGCGACCTTTTGGCCAGCAGGCAACGGAACTGCGGTGAGGCCGGTTGTGCCTGTCATGGAATCTCCGCCGAGGGCTGAGATAATGACGGTGTCACAAGTGCGGGCATAAGCTGCACCGTGGGATTGGACGATGGGGCTTGTTGGCAGGACGACTTCGCCGAGCTTGGCCTCGTCCCATTCGTCGAGAAGTTTTGCGGTGTCGTATTCCTTTGTGCGAACCCAGCGTTTGGCGAAGGTTTGATCGGTGATACGGGTTGTCACCGAGCGGTCCACGATTTCAGCCATCGTTGCGGTGTCAATCGTGTTGTAGGATTTCTCCTTACCCTCGATGGAATCCACGGTGACATATTCTTTCAGCCGGGAATTTTTTTGTTGAACGAGGTGTTTCCAGTTTGCGTCGAACTGGGTCGTGAAGTGATTCGGGATAGTGGTCAGAACATTGTTAGCCATTTTGGCCTCCTTGGTTGATTGGGTTGAGTTGGTATCAGTCGAAACTGATGGTTTTTCTGCTCCCTTCGCTTTTCCGAGTGTCCCGTGAGGGGTCAGCGGCGGCGGGTATTAGGGAGCAGGCTCAACGAGGAGGTGTCTGCTCTGACGAAGGAGTGTGTAGCACACTCCGTGGTATCAGTCAAAAATTAGCAGGGCCGAGAGTCGAACTCGGAATTCCAGATTATGAATCTGGTGAGATACCATTTCTCCACCCTGCGGAAATTCATCCCTGCTTGAGCAAGGAGGTGACGAGCGCGGCGGCTTCGCGGTCGCCTTCCATGTAGCGTTTGTGCCAAGTGTTGTCGGGGTTGGACATGATGTCCTTGGCGCGGGCCGAGCCGGTCATAAATTCCGTGCTTCCCATTGAGCGACCGACTTTGTCCTCGCTCATCATTTGCGCCATGCGAACGAATCCACGCACGACTTCGGGATCACTGAACCCGTGCGAATTCGCATCGACCCCGGCGATCTTTGCGGCCTGCTTGGCGAGTCCGATATTTTTTCCGAAATCATTTCCCCATTCCTTTTGCAAGGTCGCCACGGCCTCGGTGCGCTGCTTCTCGTAGGTGGCTTGGATCGCCTCCAATTTGAACATCTCGGTCTTCGCGTGTTGCGTGACGAGTTCCTTCATGGCCGAGGGCGGGATGCCGTGCTTGTGAGCGATCTCGGCATAGGGCTTCGCCATGTCGTCACTCCATGTCATCCCCTCGGGGAGTGCCTCGGGAGCGAACTTGTATTCCTCCAACGACTCGGGAACTCCCATGGCGCGGCGGAAGGCGGAGACTTCCTCGGGCGAGGATTTCTCGTTGGGAACGCCGAGCTTTTTCCCGATCAGCGCATTCGCATTCGCGAGCGCCTTAGCCATGTCGGGCACGCTCTTGTATTTCGCGAGCGTGTCCTTGTAGGCGGCGGAATCCTCCGGGAGGTTGTTAGTCCATCCTTCTCCGAAGGTGCCGTCTGGATTCACCCAGCCGGTCGAGGGAGTTGAGGGTTGCGTGGTGGTGGTGTTCGTCTCCGAAGCGGCGGGCGCTGCGGCGTTGGTGCTGTCGGCTCCTGTGTCGAGCAGACTCTGCTCGGAGGAGGTGTCGGTGGTGTCTTCCATAAATGGTATCAGTCAAAACTGAGCGTCAGTTTTCGACGGGGTGGTAACCGAGATGGGTCGAGCGTCCGGCGTAGGCTTTCTGAAATTCCTCGGGCGCGTAGTCGCGCAGCCACTCGACGAGTGCGATGGTCTTGTCGCCGAGCATGGGGTCCATTTCGGGGCGTGGCGGGATGTCGTCTTGTTTGGATTTCTTGCTCATTTTTTCACTTTGCGTTTGGGAGTCTCGATGTCGCCGTCCGCGATGACCGGCCTGCGGAGGACCGATTCGATGTGAAGGACGACACCGCGCTGGCCATCGCGAAGGGCGGCGACCACAGGGTTGAAATCGTAACCAGGCAGGAAGACTTGGCTTTCGGTGGCGAACTGCGCCTTGAGGTCGGCGATGACCGCTTGGCCTTCCTTGGTGCTGAACACACGATGGTAGGCGTTGGTGGTCTTCTGGCGCTCACGCTCGCGCCGAAGGGCGGCGGCTTTGTCCTCGGGAGCCATCACGCTTGTCCCATCATGCCGGGGAGCATCCCGGCGAGAGCGGAATCCTGTTTGACGCTGCCAGCTTTTCCAAGGGCGCTTGCGGCCTGCTCCATCTGCTGCGCTTGCATGGCTTGCTGTTGAGCTTGGGCGCGGGCGGCTCGTTGCTGCGCGACCATTTCCTCCTCCATGAGCCACCGGGCCGGGAGACCATCGTTGCGGGCCATGTCGCGGCAGATTTCGTCGAAGTCGAAATTGTCGAGCATGTCGGGTTTAATCTGCACATAGGGCAGGAGCATCTCGCTGGTGCGGATGAATGCGGCGTTTTCGAGACTCTTGATCGCGAGGGCGATTCGCGAGTTGTAGGCGACATCCGGCTCGGGGATGTAACCGACCATCGTGAGTTGTTGGGGTGGGGGAGGGAACTTGCCAGCGCGAGCGAGGATCGCAAAGACCCGGCGAAGGAGCGGGTTGAATAGCTCCGTGGTGAGGCGGGCGAATGTGGGAGAAAACTGGATCAACTTCTCGCTGGCTCGCTCGGCGACTTCGCGGGCGGTCATCTGTTTTTGCAACTGCGCGAACATCTGGAAGAGATCCACATGGAAGGCTTCGTTGATCGCCTTGCGTTTTTGTTCGGCCCGCTCGACGCCGATATCGTAGCGCCCATTGGTTCCCCATTCCCGTGGTGTTGCGTTGGGATTGTTCGGATCGAAATAGGTTACACCCCCGGCGCGGAGGTCGATGTCGCCATCGAATCCAGCAGGGATCAGAATGCGAGGGAACGCATGAATCTCGGCGAGCGAGTCGAGTTGCTTTTCAAGGAAGTTGAGTTGCTTGCATTCCGGCAGCGCGGTCCACGATGGCGAGTAGCCGTAGCATTCGGAATTCTTCCACTTGAGGTAGCGGGTGACGAAGAACGGTTGCTCGTCGAACCCGGAGGACAGGAAGACATGCTTGGATGCCTTGTCCACATAGACCGAGGCATAGGGTTTGTTTGCGCCATCACGCTTGCCTTGCTCGATCTCACCCGGACCACGGGGAGCGATGAGGTGGACGCAGGAAAATTTGCGGTTGGAGTTGGGCTTCTCCAGTTCCTTCTTCATCGAGTCGGTGAGGTTCTCCACGCCGAACTTGAGCGCGGCCTGCCGTGCCGTCATCTCATACTCGCGGGAGAGTGTATCGACATAGCCCTCGTCATCCTCGGAGATCGCGAAGCTCCCAAGATCGAGCTTCGTGAAGTTGAGGGAATTGTTCTTCCCGCCTTCAACCAAGATCGCCGCCGTGCCGAACGCGCCTCGGTCCAGATAGAGTTCGTGGATTTCCGTGTAGAAATTACTGCGAGAAAGTTCGGCCTGCATGACCTCGGTGCAACGCTTGAACCACTGCTCGATCTCGTCCTCGCTCTCCATCGCCTTCGGCGGTTCCAAGCTGAACCACCGGCTTTCGAGCGGCGTCATCCATGAGAGTTGGCCATTGGCCAGAATCATGTTCGCCCGAACGGCGGTGGCATCGAAGAGTTGCGCCTCGTCTTCGGTGGTGGGCGAGGTCGTCTGCGTGAACATCGTCGCCTTCCGGGGCATCACATACTTCGCGATGTCCTCCCAGAGAGATTCCCATGTCGCCCGCTGATGCACTAGTTCCGCATGGCGCTGCAAAACCTTGTCGGCGAGTTCGGGATTTTTTCCGGTCATTTGGTATCAGTCAAAACTGAATCAACCGAGGGTTGAGTAGCCGGTCGTCATGGGAGCTTGCGAGGATTCCCCAGCGAGGATGGATTTCCGCATGCCTTTTCTGCGAGCGGTCTCCGCTGCCATGTCGGCTTGCGGGTTTCCTGCATCCACCTGCGCGGCGGGCGCGGGCTTGTTGGCTTCGGCTTGCCGTTTCATTTCCTCGATTTGAGCTTGCTGGGCAGCGGCGGCTTCGGCTCGTTGCTTTTCCATCATGGCCATTTGCTGCTGCTGCGCGGCCTGCTGTGCGGCGGCTTGCTGGGCGGCTTGTTGTTGGGCGGCTTGTTGCGATGCCGCTTGTCGTGATGCCGCCTGCTGCATTTGCTGTTGCTGCTGCTGCGAGGCCTGCTGTTCTTGCTTGCTCGGGCCTTTGCGTCCGCCTCCTCCAAACCACGCTAGGCAGGGTGAGAGGATAGGGTTGATTTCGTGGTCAGTAAGTCGCATCGCTTTTGGAGTTTTTGGGTTTCGTAAACTCGGAGCGGGCGGTCTCGCCGACTCCATGCGATGTAGGGGAGACGATACGGGGCAAAGTTGCAAGGGTTATTTTGACTGATACCACAATATATAGTGATCAGCCAGCAGTTCTGACACAACCTGTGGTATGTGTGGGCGGCATCGCGCCACCGTTCCTCGGGGTCGTGAATGTCCACCGGGCGGGCCAGCATGAAGAAGTCCTCGGTGTTGATGACCACGCCATTCCATGCGGTCAATTCCACCTCCTCGGCGAAGGATCGCGGCTGCGGATACCGGCGATACAGGTCGAGGATTTGGAGTTCCAGTTCGCGTTTCACCGCCGCACCTTTCCGAATCCTCCGCCCCGGAATCCTGCTGTCACTCGGATCGCTTCGTGCCGCTCGGCTTTCCGTGGGATCGCGGAGCGGTCGATGACCATCCCGCGTTTGATAGCCTGGTGCGAAAGAGAGAACGCATCGCAGAAGTGACTGCTCCAATCATGCACCGGCACATCCTTGATGGTCACCCCATCGCGCTCCTCCTTGGAGTGGTAGGCGTCGAGCGCCTCGATGCCATCCGCGCATCCGGCCTCGTTGATGTGAATGCGAGGGAACGCATCGTTGGCGAGGTTGATGCCATCCCAAACGCTGATCTGCCGTGGCACAGGAACCACTCCGGTCAGCCCGCTGCGACCGAGCGCCTCCTGCCAGAGTCCACCGACTTCCGCTGCGGCGTCATGCGGGATGAAGTGCCCACCGTAGCCGTATTGGCGTTCCTTGAGCCTCGCCGCCCAATCCGCAGGGGTCTTGCATTCATCGGACCCGGAAAGGGATTCGATGTAGTTAATACGGTCGCCGACCATCTGCCACACCCACACCTTCTGGTTGAGCGGAGCGCCGACATCCCAGCTTGTGTAGACCGGCAGTTCCTTGAACCACAGCACATCGTTCGTGACCCGCTTCTCGGCTCGCGCCTTTTCGAGTGAGCGAACATAGATCGCGCCCGGGCGACCGATGTTGAACGAGCATTCGTATTCCTGCTGGAACGCATTCTCCGTGGTCCCGCGCCGGATGTCGGTGAGTTCCTCCTCGGGAATGATGTGGCTCTCGCTCGCCTTGAGCATGAGCGTGAACCACTCGCTGTCCGCGCAAGCGCGGTTCCACATCTTCCAGAAAATGTTTCGCCCCTTCGGCGTTCCCACCCATGTCGCCCAGCCTTGGTAGTCGGTGAGTGTGGGCCGGATGACATTGTCCCATGCCGCTGGGTCGAGGTCGGCGGCCTCGTCCATCACGACCCCATCGAGATAGATTCCGCGAAGGCGCTCGTAGGCTTCGCCCGAGTAGAGTCGGATCGTGGCCTCGTTGTGGAAGGTGATCGCGAGATCGGCCTTGTTGATGACCACGCCGGGGATTTGGCTGGTGAACTGCACCAGGTATTTCCAAGCGATGTCCTTCGCCTGCTCGCGGGTCGGAGCCACATAAGCGTAGCGGAGCGGTGGCCCGCTGCGGCGATGCGAGAGCGCCTTGGCGATGAGGTCTTGGATGCACACAAACGACTTCCCGGCGCGGCGGTGCAGCACCATCACCGACCAGCGTTGTGTGCGGTGCAGGTAGCTTGCAAGCTGCGGGCGCGGGATGATGTCTATGTTAATGGCCACCGATGCGGATGTTGATGTCCATGGCCCCGGCGACCTCGATCTTCTCGGGTTCGTTCCAACCCATCGCCTTCGCGAGCATTTCCCCGTATTTCGCGCAGGTCGCCGATTCCGGCGGCATTTCCATGAACCGCTCGCGGAGTGTTTCGAGATAGGTCTCGCGTTTGTAGCTCATCTTGGATTCCGACTTGGCGCGGAGTTCGTCAATTCGGAAGGCCACACTTGCATTTCCTTGCAATTTGCAAGCGGCACCATCGGCTCCTTTTTCGGAGTAACCGGCGCGGATGTAGGCTTGGGTGAGCGACAATCCGCTCGCGACCCCTTGGCAAAAAGCCTCTTGTTTCGGGTTCAATTTCATAGGGTTGATGGTATCAGTCAAAATTGATCTTGACAAGTATTGGGAATCTCCCCCTCATACTCCCCCTGTGGTTGTTATTTCGATGTGGGTCATTTCTTCGGCCTTCGTTTTGACTTTGCTTTGGACAAAGAGGATTTCGACACTTTCCGGGTCGTCGTCCGGGATGAGTTTCGCGTAACGCAACTGGTCAATGAGCGGCTTGCAACCTCCTGCGTAGTTGTCTGCATCAAGTAGCCGAATGGATTTTCTTTCAATGCGGAGTCGAGTGCGCGGCGGGCGCGGACTTTCTCCTTTTGGAGTGTCGTCCAGTGCTGGCCGAGGAGCCGGTTGAGGCTGGGCGTGAGGTATCCCCGCAGTTGAAGAGTGAGTGAACACTCCCGGGCTGGATTCGGTGTATCCGAGTTGTCTGAGTTGCTCATGGGTCCAGTTCATTTTGATGTCACCGACATTGTTTTGATCCATCCGCCAATTTCTAAGTGAATTGCGTCCAAGGCCGACTGCGCGTGTTTCAGTAAATCCCGCGCCTCGTCGCGCTCGC